CTAGAACGTTTAGAAAAGAACGTAGCAATTCTTATGCGTACTATTTTTAAAAATCAGGGGTTAAGTCTCCCTGCCTCCACCGGACACCATTTTTTTGCAGAATTCGCTGACAGTTAGCACAAATAGTTTTTAGATTTGTAGGTCGACAGTTGTTCAAATCACCGTCTATATGAAACACGTTAAATTGTTCGGAGTGTTTCGATTTAAAACCACACTTTTCACATTCATCCTTCTTTTTATAACCTCTTTGTTTCCATTTAGGAACACCATGTCCTGCACCGTTACGTAGACATGTTTCGCAGAGCTTACGATAATAAGTTCTGTTTCCTTTTTTGTAATTTATAGCAGCAGGACGTTGTCCGCATGTACATAATGGCCTCATACAGTATTTACCTCACCTTTTTGGTGCCTTTTTTTCGTTGATATTAGGTATGATTTTAGATTATATTGGTAAATACTAGTAGAGAACATTATCCAACAGGAGAAAAAAAATGGCATTAGTATCACCAGGCGTAGAAGTCAACGTAATTGACGAATCATTCTACACACCAGGGGCAGCTGCTACAGTACCGATTATATTTGTTGCAACATCAGCTAACAAAACAAAGGCGTCTGGTAGTGGTGTTGCTCAAGCCACACTTGCAGCAAATGCTGGTAAGGCTTACTTAGTCACTAGTCAAAGAGAACTAGGCGATTTATTTGGAGATGCAGTATTTGAGTCAGATAACAATGGCAACATGATACATGCAGGAGAATTAAATGAATATGGATTGAATACGGCATATTCATTATTAGGCGTAACAAACCGTGCTTACGTAGTCAGAGCAGATATTGATTTATCAGAACTTGCTCCTAGTGCAACCGCACCAGGTGGAGAACCTGCTGACGGGGCTTATTGGTTTGACACTGCAAACACAACTTTTGGCATCCTAGAATGGAATGGAGAAGCAGTAACCACAACCAATGGACAATCTTTTATTCCTGCAACAATAAGAGTAATTACTGAATCTACTGATTTAGATGGCAGCATACCTAAAGCATCTGTTGGAGCTGTAGGTGAATACGCTATTGATGTTACTTCAGATATGAACCGTTTGTTTTATAAAGCAACTGGTAATGCTAATGGAGTAAATGCAGGTGAATGGGTAAGTGTTGGTAGTGATAAATGGGCAGCTAGCTGGCCAACTGTAAAAGGCACGAAGCGAAATCCTGTTTTGAACAACGGCGATGAAATTGAAATAAATGGGACTACTGTAACACTAGCAGGCACGACTATTTCTGCACTAGCAGGAAATATTAACAGTGCAGGCATAACAGGAGTAAGTGCAGCAGCAGTTGACGGCGTACTTGAAATTTATGGTGACAGTACTTCAGCATCAGACGGTGTTACAGCAGATGGACTTATTGCAATCGGTGGCGGAACTGGATCATTAACAGGTTTAGCTGATTCAGCAGATGGTGGCACAGGCATATTAAATGGGACATATAGTATTCCTCGGTTAACAATTGCTCCACACACTAGTGTTCCTACATACAAAACAACTGATACTGTTCCAGCACCTACAGGAAGTTTGTGGGTAAAAACAACCACTCCTAATGCAGGAGCAAACTGGAGAATTAAACAGTACAATGACGATACACAACTATGGAACAATGTAAATGCTCCGATGTATACTACAAATGAATCTGCACTGTTTAATTTAGATGCAGCCGGCGGCGGCGCAAATTTACTTGCAGGCGATCTGTATATTAAAGCTAATGTAGATGAATTAACTCCTACTATTGCAGATTTCAAAATACATTATAGAGTTTCAAATGATCCGACTTCTATTGCTTCGGCAAAGATTGAATCACAGCTTACTACAGGAACATACACATTTGATATTGCAGAAACAACAGTAAATAGTTCTACATTATCAAATAAAACAGTAAGTGTTACAATAGCAGGCGGCACATCAGCAGATGCAGACACTATTGCAGGTGCTATCAACGCTGCTAATTTTACAAATGTAGTTGCTTATGTAAATGCAGCTAACAAAGTTGTAATTGAACACAAAACCGGTGGCGATATGCGCATAAAAGATACAGATGGACTTTTAACAGCAATGGGCTACATTGGTTTACTAGGCGATAGTAGCAACTCTGCTACAGCTACACCTAATCTTTATAGAGCGCCAGATACCGACAGCGACGGATGGTCAGTATCGGTAGATGGCTGGATTGCATCAAACTGGAAGCCATTAGAATACACTGCATCTAACACTGAACCTCTAGCGTTGACAACATCAGGCCAGCGTTGGTATAATTCAACAGTTGATGATGTAGATATTATGATTCATAACGGAACTACATGGGTAGGATATCAAAATTACAACAATGACTATGCAGATACCAATCCAACAGGACCAATAGTTTCTGCATCTAGACCAACAGAACAATCAGATACATCTCCTTTGGTAGATGGCGATCTTTGGGTCAGCACTGCTGATTTAGAAAATTTTCCATTAGTTTACCGTTATAACGGTACTACTGAAGAGTTTGTTTTAGTTGACAAAACTGATCAAACAACAGAAAATGGCATTTTGTTTGCTGATGCACGTTGGAGTACATCTGGCGGTGCAACGTCTGGACCATACGAAGCAGCAGATATCGACGAACTATTAGTAAATGACTATCTAGATCCAGATGCTCCAGATCCAGCACTATATCCAAAAGGTATGTTACTATGGAATTCACGCAGAAGTGGATTTAATGTTAAGCGTTTTGAGCGTAACTATATTGATGTGGATACATCAAATATCCGTTATGAAGTAGACGATCCTAACAGTGCTGATCCGGCTGATGTAATTGACGAGCCAATGGCAGATTATTATCCACATAGATGGGTTACTGACTCGGGTAACAACCCAGACGGGTCTGGTACATTCGGACGTTTTGCACAGCGTAAATCAGTTGTACAATCCTTGCAGGCACTTGTAAACAGCAATCAAGACATTCGTGATGAAGAATCACGTCAGTTCAACTTAATTGCTACTCCAGGTTATCCAGAGTTAATAGGTGAAATGATTACACTAAACTACGATCGCAGATTAACGGCGTTTGTTGTAGGTGATACACCAGCAAGATTAACACCTGATGCAACTTCACTAAACGAGTGGGCAAATAACATTAGAGGAGCACTTGAAGACAATGACATAGGTGCAGTAAGCAGAGACGAATACTTAGGTATGTATTATCCATGGGGCTTCTCAAGTGATAATTTCGGTAATAACGTTGCTGTACCTCCGAGTCATATGGCACTAAGAACTCTAGTATTAAACGATCAAGTGGCATTCCCCTGGTTTGCACCTGCAGGTACTAGACGCGGCGGAGTTACAAATGCTACAAGTTCAGGTTACGTAAACAACGAAGGCGAATTTGTAGGAATTGCTCTTAACACAGGACAACGTGATACTTTGTATAGCAATAGTATTAACCCAATTACATTTATAAGCGGCGCTGGGCTAGTTGTATTTGGTCAAAAGACTCGTGCAAGAAATGCAAGTGCATTGGATCGTGTAAACGTAGCACGGTTAGTTGTCTACCTACGTGGGCAGTTGGAGTTACTAGCAAGACCATACTTGTTTGAACCAAATGACAAAATCACACGTGACCAAATCAAATCAGCAGCTGATCAATTGTTAATTGAACTTGTAGGTTTGAGAGCACTATATGACTTCCTAGTTGTTTGTGACGAATCAAACAATACTCCTGCTAGAATTGATAGAAATGAATTGTATCTAGATATTGCAATTGAACCAGTTAAAGCAATTGAATTTATTTACATTCCATTAAGACTTAAGAATACAGGAGAAATTGCAGCTCTAGGATAATATGCGTACTTTATGGGTGGGGCATTAACCCCACCCTAATATGCATAAATACTACTGTAACAGGAGAAAAGAATGCCAATTACAACCTTAACAAATATTTCGATCCCCACAGAAGATGGAGGCGGCAGCAACAGTTCATTGTTAATGCCTAAACTACAATATCGTTTTAGAGTTTTATTTGAAAACTTTGGAACAACTGGAGGTCCGGATGGAATTAGAGAGATCACTAGACAAGTAGTAGACGTTACTCGTCCTAATATCTCTTTTGATCAAATGACAATCGACGCTTACAACAGCAGATCTTATCTTGCAGGTAAGCACACATGGGAACCAATCACATTAACACTGCGTGAAGATGCAAACAACAATGTGCAAAAAATTATCGGTCAACAGCTTCAACGACAGTTTGATTTCTTTGAACAATCTAGTGCTGTGTCCGGTGGTACATATAAATTTATTACTAAGATTGAAATTTTAGACGGTGGCAATGGTGCTAATGGTTCGTCAATTATTGATAGATTCCAACTAGTAGGTTGCTACATTGATTCAGCAAATTACAACACACTAGCATATGCAACAAGTGATGCAGTAACAACTACTTTATCAATACGTTATGATAATGCAATACAATTTGGTAGCGAAGAACAGTTTAGCGGTGTTGGCGAAGCTGTTACAAGAGCTGCCCAAGATGCTATTGGCGGCACACAAGTTACTGGCTAACTAGTCTACGTAATTGGCTATCTTATAAAAAGCAGAGGTCTATACGGTCTCTGCTTTTTTATTATCTACGTGTTTTTTAGAATGGATAAATATTACTATGAGTTGGTGGTCAAGTTTAATAAAATCAAGAGATATTAACACGCATTTGCGTGATGCTAGGCATGCCCATAATTTATTCACCCAGTATGGGCATTTGTTCTCTCCCAAAACAAAATTTTTATATCATGTTGTTTTTGAACCTACAGACGAAGTATCTTTTTCTTCTAACACAAGATTGTTTAACAAACAAATCGGTGTGTTAGTTAAAAGTGCAGATTTGCCAGGTTTTAGATCAAGCATAGAAAATAAACAACAGTACAACAGAAAAAAGAATATGCAAACTAGGGTAGACTATCAGGATGTAAGAATAGTTCTACACGATGATAATTTAGGTGCTACTAGGGCAATGTTAGAAGAATATTACAGATTTTATTTTCAAGATGGTAATCATTCTGTATCAACTAGTACTTCCACTACTGACGGTAGTTTTGATCCTAGAGACAAATATGCTGCAAGAACGCCAAATTACGGATTAAACAATTTTTATAAAAATCCATTTTTTGCAAATATTAAAATTTATCAACTTAGTTTACAAAATTGGTTCAGTTATACATTGATTAACCCGTTATTAAGTGCATGGGATCACGGTGGAGTAGAATCAGCAGATGGATCTGGATTAAACGAAAATACTATTACTGTAGCATATGAAAGTGTTTTGTATGACAACGGTATTGTTGGAGAATTTGGTGAGCCTGCAGGATTTACAGACCCCGAAACAGGATACGATAATACATTAAGTCCACAAACTACCGATGTAAAAGCAAACGAAAATTTTATTGTTCCAATTTTGAATAAAATTACAGACAGTTTGTTTGGTTTTCAATTGCCAATTGTATCTAATAATATCCGTCCTGAAGCAGAAACTACATCAAGACAACTGCAACAAACTTCAACATTTCCTAGGACAAATTCTACAATTCCTGGGTATTTCTTGCCTACAAGAGATACTCTTAACACAGGTGTACCTGATGTATTTCTTAAACCAGGAACAGTAAAAGGAGATCCAGAAACAACATTACAAAGGCTGAAAAGCAACCCAACAGCCTTTAATAGTTTTTTAGCAAAAGTTTTTAATACAGGAACAATAGAAGGAATAAGTTATGAAGATTTTCTTTTATTGCCTGCAGAACAACAAACAACCATATTATCAAATCTTGATAATAACATTCTAAATGGTGACTACAAATTGTTTACCTTTATGAAAGCAGCATTGGAGGAAACGTAATGACAATACGTAGCAACAATCCGGAAACTTTTTCATTTGATGAAACACAAAAAATATTCAATAACTATTTTAAAGAAGAAATAACATTCCAATCAAGCGAAGTTTCGGCTGTAATAGGTTTTTTCTTAAAACGTGGATTTGAAAAAATAGCAGCAATTAATACAGCAGCAATTTTTTTACAACAAGCTCAAGTTGACAAGGTTCCTGCATTTGTATTGCTTGATACTCTTAAAGGTTTAGATGATGTACAGCTTACTAGCGTAATATCACAAATACTTAACTTATATAGAACAAAAACATCGGCGTTAGGTTTTAAAACTTCATCAGAAATTACCTTGTTTGATGAAAGAAATATTATATACTAATGGCTCATTTTGCTCAAGGAAAATACAACCTCAAAAACCCAGACAAGTATGTAGGAACTAAAACTCCTACTTATCGCAGCGGCTGGGAATTTACCTTCATGAAATTTTGTGATGAGCATCCTAGTGTAAGCCAGTGGGCAAGTGAAGCAATACGTATACCATATCGTAATCCTCTCACTGGTAAGCAAACCGTGTATGTACCAGATTTTTTTATTGTTTATGCAGACAAGGGCGGCAAACAACGGGTAGAATTGATTGAAGTTAAGCCTAGTAGTCAAGCACTTAAAGAAAAAGTTGGACGAAGTAGATCAAACCAAGCACACTATGTTGTAAATCAAGCCAAGTGGGAAAGCGCAAGAAAATGGTGTAAACAAAAAGGAATATATTTCCGTATAGTTACTGAACAAGATATTTTTCATAACGGACGCAGGAAATGAAGGTTGCGCATGTACACATACCTAAAACAGCAGGCGGAAGTGTAAATCAATGGTTCAAAAAATATACACCAGAATCTCTTGTATTTGGGACACATAAAACAATAGATAAATGTACAAAAGAATTTGATTTTAGTTTTTGTATAGTAAGAAATACATACCATAGACTAATTAGTTCTTATGAATTTGCAAAATCAGTTTCGTTAAAAAAATATAAAAAAAGACTAAACAAAGGAAATGCACAAGATGCATTATCATCTTTAGAAATGATGGAACATATCGATAAAGGCATTATTCCTTGGTTAAAATATAACATTGACAGAGATGCTAATACATTTTGGCCGTTAGATAGATGGACTAAAGATGTGGATATCGTTTTACACCAAGAAAATTTAACAGAAGACTTTTATCAAATACAAGAAAAATTAAATTGTTTTAAACCGCTCGAAAAAACACATCACGTTTTACAATACAATAAAACCCAATATCTTACAAAAGAATATGTAGATTTTGTCTATAAATATTTTTATAAAGAAATAGACAAATACAATTATAAGGTATAGATATGGCCACAATAGTTACAGAACCATTTCGTAGTACATTTATTCACATTCCAAAAACTGGCGGAAATAGTATCACTAACTGGCTTAATAAAAATACTAAATCGCAAGTTACTAAAAGACGTCAACATGCTACTGTACAAGAAGTATGTCAAGGTATACATTCTTTAGGTCCTATGAATCGAGAAGAATTAGGATTAACTTGGTGTGTTGTTAGAAATCCTTGGGATTATTGTGCAAGTTGGTATAGTTTTAAAATTATGCTTTGCGAATTCTATATAAGACAAATACATAAACACCCTGAAATGAAAAATAACAGAAAAGAAAAATGGAACCTGCAAATACAAGAAAATAAATTAAAAAGATTAGAAAATGGATTTGTGCCATGGTTACATCAGACTGGTGTAAGCCCTATGTATAATTGGGCAAAAGATTGTGATAAAGTTATGAAACTAGAAAATATTGTAAACGACTTTAAATTTATACAAATAAAAATGGATTGTTACACTGCCTTAGGACACGATAATAAAACAATCAATAGAAAAAAATATCAAGATTATTACACAACTCAAGAAGCAATTGATTTAGTTGCAAAAAAATTTAAAATTGACATAGAAACATATGGCTATGATTTTTGATAAATAATACTAGCATATAATGGAAGTTATAATGACAAAAAAATTAGAAGATTTGTTAAATTTACCTGATTCAAAGGAAATTATTGAACAAGCAGAAGCTCAAGAACAACAACAGTCCAAGCACGAAATAGAAAGAGAACAGGCATTTCGTGATATAGCTGATTTTGATAAAATTAGTGCTGCATTGCCTGCGGTTAAAGGTCTAGGAGATATGGCCGATAAAGAATTGAATGAAGTTGCAGACAAAGCGATGCAAGCATATGAAGACTTAATGGACTTGGGCATGAACGTCGAAAGTCGTTATAGTGGCAGAGTTTTCGAAGTAGCAGGGGGTATGTTAAAAACTAGTCTTGATGCTAAAACTGCTAAGTTAGATAAAAAACTTAAAATGATAGAACTTCAATTGAAGAAAGAAAAAATGGACAAAGAATCGCCCAATGACGATGGTATTATTAACGGAGAAGGATATGTAGTAACAGATAGAAATAGTCTACTTGAGCGTCTAAAAGGGCTAGATAAAGATAAATAATACATATAGAATAGGATCAATGCGCAATGAGATCATTTAAAGAAATACTTACAGAATCTAAAAAAACTTACGAATTCAAAATAGGTTTTGCAGGAGAGCTAGACGAAACAGTTACTGACACATTAGAAACTGCATTAAAAAAGTTTGGTCTATCTAACATGTCTTCAGGTAAAAAAACGCCAATTCAAGAGCGGCCATTAGATTTTCCACAACTACAAAATATGGAAGTAACTTATTTTGAAGCCGAAGTTGAATATCCTACTACTGTGCAGGTACTACAAGAATATTTAGGTAAGTGCTGCGGCGTAGATCAAAGTCATATTATAGTGCGCAATATGAATGATCCTAGAGAAGAATATCAAGAAATGAAAGACGATGAACCATACGAAGCAATGCTTACTACAGAAGATATGGGCGGCGAATCAGCACAAGAGAACGTTGCTGGAAATCGTGTAATGGATTTGTTAAAAGAATTAGAAACTGCTCGCAAAGAACGCGACCATGATGCAGCAGAAGGAGCACCTGTAGGACAATCAAGCGATATAGGTGATATAGAAAACAGCAAAGCGGTCGTTGGAGGTTAATACAATGGATATGAAAAACTTGATTAAACAAATGACTGATATTGAAAATTCTAAAAAAGAGCAGTTAAATGAAGCAGCAACAATTTCAATTAGTGCAGAAACAGGTGCAGAGATTGCAGATATGATTGCAGCTATGCAAGGACACGCAGGTGTAGGACCAAAACCAGTGCCAGCAGATATGCCAATGCCAATGCGCCACGACATTGAAAAGTTTCGTGCAGCAATGGATGACGATCCAAAAATTCCTGGCAAAGACGATGTAGATGGCGATCAAGATCTACAAGCAGGAGTACTGGGTGCATTAGCAGGCGGCGCATTAGGTTCCGCAGCAGGAGCAGCAACAGGTGCTACAGGCGCACTAGCAGCAAAAGGTGCATCTTTAGGCGGTGCATTAGGTGCTAAAATAGGCAAAGATGCAATAGGAAAAACAGTAGGATCGGCTATAGGCAGTGCATTACCAGGCGCAGCTGGCGCAGCTATTGGCGACAAAATGACCGACAATATTGAAGAAGATGCTGATCCTAAAGTTGCGTCAATGATTGCTAAGTTTGTAGACGAAATGGATACAGATATGATGTACTATGGCCAACCTGTTGT